CAAAATAGCTCCCCCGGCCAATGCCATAGGAACAGTTAAATACATGGTAGCAGAACGCCCAAAGTTTTGCATCCTTGCTCCTACAGCAGCTAATGAAGTTTGCACATTTGCCATAGACATTTGTGACTTTCGTTCGAATTGCTTCATAGCATTTTCGGCTGCCCACAATCCTGCTGTATCAACTCCTAAACTTGCAACTAATGTTCCTATGTTCATCTTTCTGTTTTTAAAGGAAGCTATTTTGAAACCAAAAAAGCTTTTGCCTTAGTCTAATCACTGTTATAAAAATAACATTACTTGTTTTGCAACAATTTTGGTTTTATATTTATTCGTTTTTTTCGTTTTTCTTCTCTATCAAATTCCTTTGCCATATCCGTAAAAATCTGTTTTATTTCTTCCGGTGATGTTTTCTTTACAATTGGTTTCTTTCCTTCACCATCCCAATCCGGCATAAAGTCTAAAGCATTTGTTATGGTTGGGTGGTGTCCTTTTTTACAATATAATGAATTAAAAATATTATGAATTAAAGAAATCAATTGTGCCATTTGAAAATCACTTCGCCAAGTCCCTACCGGATCAAGTTTGTCGTATGCTTCCCATTCACTCAGTTGGGCGGAAGTTATTTGATCCAACAACTTATCCGGGTGAACTATTCCAAGTTCTCTGCAAAGCCGGAATTGGAATTGCCGTCCGGGGCGGCATCTGAGTTTTTTACTAATGCCGCCTTATCTTCCTCGGATATTTTATTTAATTCCTGTGCTTTATTGATTATCTTTTCCAATTTAGCAGCACTCATATTTTGACTGAGAATACTATAATCTTTTGGATCAAGCAGTAAAACACCATTTTCATCACAAACAGTAGCCACAGCTAATTTTGCGCGAAAATCATCCATACATTGTTCGTAATCTTTTACTTTTCCTTTCTCATCCCTAATTTCTTTCCGTAGGGTGGATTCAAATTTATCCCTTTCTCTCCCGGTCATCTGTTTTACAAATACAAAAATTTCTTCGCCGGATTCATCTTTACCAAGATCAACTTTAACGATATCCAGTTTTTCTTTTTCTAATAATTTCTTTTTACTTAAAAGTCCCATTTGATTAATTTTTTAAATTGTAAATAATAAATAAAAACACTTGATTAGTGTTACCTTCATTTTAAGTTAAACCGGAACTTGCTCCGCTATTAATAACGGGTTTTCCAGAAATCTTAATTGTAACATCCGACGTAATTTTATCATCTGTCGGAATAGCCAGACCCAATTCAGTTACAAATCCAATAAACTCAATGGTTGTGCTTTCTGCATCTGGCAGGACAATTTCGTAATTTTGGAGTGTGTCAACTTCAAAATCGTCATTCATTAATTCATACGTATTCCTTGTAAAATTCATTGCAAGGGCACACGTTCCTGCATCACGAAATCCAGCAATAAATTCTCTATAACCTCCTGTACTTTGCAGCGAAGTTACATCAATTGTATCTCGACTTCTGCCTGGACCGGTAACAGTATTTATTTCAGCAATGTTTTCCCATTCGGAACCATTCCATCTCCTAAATAATGTCCCTACGCCACTTACGGCTGTACTTGCCATTTCTACCTCCTTTTTATCTTCGTTGAAGATTAAAATTTATTACAAAAATTGCATTCTGATTGTCATCCCAAGTTAATAGTGACGGACCATTAACACAACGAATGACAGTATATAAAGTCCCATTCCATATTCCTTGTGCCCGGTTGTGGAGTGAGTCAATAATACTCTGAGCTAAATTCATTCCATCTATGTATTTCATATTACGCACCCGAATCTGGATAGATGGAGAATTATAAAAACTTGCGTTATCTAAAGTTCCTTGAACCGGAAAACCGGGTGTGTCATAAATAGTAACACAGTTTCTCGGTTCCGGTGGTTCTTTGCCAATATATAGATCATCAGCATAAACCAATCCTAAAGAACTTTCAGCTTCTAACATGTCTTTGACATCATACGACGGGGCGTTCATAATTATCCTTTAATTTGTGCTGTTGTTTTTATAATGCCTAAAATTACATTTACATTCCTTTTTATTGCAGCTTCAAAAAATTTAGGACCAGATCCGGGCCGAGACCAATTGATTGTTTTATACCCACTAAAGTCCCCTCCGGCAGCCTCTAAATATGATTGAAACCCTTCTCCTGTTTTTCCCATCATCTCATGCACATACACTGCATAATTAGCAGAAAATCCCATAATCAATCCAATTGTTTTTTTCGCTCCCTTATAAGGAGTTACAAACCAAGAAGATCGCAAAGTACCGGTTTTTATTGGTATCTTTGGTATCGTATGATCCATATCTGCCCGAATATACGCAGCAGCCCCAATTAATCCAGTCATTGTTCTCCCCTCAATTTTTCTAATTTCACTATTTAAGTTTCGCATTACTTCATTGAAACCTTTAATCCTTGTATTTGTAGGTTTTCCCATTATGCATACCCTTTATATCCTAAATAAGCCCTTCTCACAAATTCTGTTGTTGATTTTAATGCTGGGAGTTTATCAAATCGTTTTATCTCAAAAGCAAAATCAATTAACTTCGGATCTGCTATTGCATCTGCACTACTTTCAGCACTGTCATATAATTCATCCAAAGTTCCTAAATATAACCAACCTTGTTCCTCAACATCCTGAGATAGATATACAACAGCATTGCAGCGAATTGCTTGCCCCATTTTATCAACAATTACACTATCCAAATCATTACGATCTTCCCAACGAACCCCATTCGAAGGTGGTGTGAGTTCGACCGGATCGTAGTACGTCATCCCACCCTGACCATCATTTGCTAAAGGAGCCCAATAAACTGCTGCCTGAACGCAATTGCGTTTTATCATTGTTTCAATGCCCATAGTTATTCAAAACTTTTAACTGCGTAAGTACTTGCTGCCTGTTTACCAATATTTGACATTTTCCCGGTTGTATCAAGTAAAAGAACCATTTGCCCATAAGAAGTCATTTTTAAACCTTCTCCCCATTTACCCGTATATTTGACTGTAGCATCTCCTAATTTTTCTTCGCTGGTTTGACGATCTACCGTCGAAGCAACCATATGTGCCACAAACCATCTTTCAATCTCTTTTAAAGTATCTGCACCCAATACAGTTTCTCCTGCAAACACTTCATCAATAATTAAAGTCCCGGATGTTATAAATGCATTAATAACTGCATCTGTTTTGGTGCAATTGTCCATTATTTCTTTTACTTCTGTTGCCGTCACACGTGCTGCCATATTTATAATTTTTTACGTTTTTTCCATGCTTCCATATCAAACTCTGAAAATGTTATAAGATCTGTAAATGTAACAGGACCAAATTGTGCATAGTATCCACCATTTCCTCCTGCCAAAGTTTCTTTTAATACATTATGCACAGCTTCCTGTAATCTCTTAAACTTCAAACCCTCATCAAAATCTTTTAAATCCGCTGCCATATTATTTGCTCCTTTCTTTCATTTGAGGACTATTCCACAATAATTTTTTTGTAGTAGGAATAATACTATCGTTCCATTCTAATCCCAACCATTTTAACATTTCAATTATTTGGCTATAATCACCATCAACCATTCGTTCCGGCCAAATCACTTTACAATTTAATCCAGTTTCAATCATCTCAACAAATAACTTCTCATGTTCATGTACCCACCACGCCCATCCTTTTGCAGAGGAATCCACACCAATTAACTTCTGTATTTCCTTATCCTCAAATGCATTCATATATGCTGTTTTTAAACAACTCTGAACAATATCACTTGTTTTGCGACGAACAATTATCCATTTTGCGTTTGGAAAAGCATAATTCCATACAGGCCAAATCTGGCAAAGTCGATTACTTTTATACATCCATAATTGATCTTCCCTTTTTGCTACTCTTTCAATACCTAATTTACTATTAATTTTCTTTTTCCAATTAACAGGAATAAGAATCTCTTTTGTATTCGGCAAAGGGAAATGTCCTTTATAATCTGCATTTATATTTGAATAATATTGAGTAACAAAATCACCAATTAAATCATTCTCCATCATTTCTGATGCCCTCCCTACATAAACTCCACAAGATTTAATTATTCTTGCAATAATGGAAGATCCTGAACGCTGAGCCCCGGTAACAAAAATTGGATTGTTAAAAGTATCCTGTGTCATAAATAACTATTTACTAATTCCTGTCTGTATTTTTTTCTCACTCGATTATCAACAGTTCGAATTATCTGTTTTGGATGTCTGCGATAATATGCTAATGGTTTATCACAATATCCTATTTTAAAACCATTCATAAGACAACGAAGATTAAACTCAAATTCCTCAAAAGAATACATTTTGTCATCTTCATTAAATCCTTTTAATTTTTGAAATACTTCCTTCCGGTACATTAAGGAAGCACTATGTATTTTA